GAGATCTAGAACTTGGACTACATCACCAGGAGGCGAACCATTAAATGGAGGAACTGCGTGTCCAAGTCCAACTACCCAAGAAGAAGCGTGTAATACAGGTACATGCCCCGCAGAGCCCTGTGAAGGTAGTTGGAGTGGTTGGAGTGGTTGTAGTGAACCGTGTGGGGGTGGTACAAAAACTAAAACATGGACTACATCACCAGGAGGCGAACCAAAACACGGGGGAACTGCATGTCCAAGTCCAACAACTGAGTCTGCCGATTGTAATACACAGGCGTGTCCGAGTACAAGTCCAGCACCGCAAAGCTGTCAGGGTAGTTGGAGTGGTTGGAGTGGTTGGAGTGATTGTAGTGCAACATGTGGGGGTGGTATAAAAACAAGAACAAAGACGTGGACTACATCACCGGGAGGCGAGTCAAGATATGGTGGAGCTGCATGTCCACCCAACAAGAAAGAGGAAGAAGAGTGTAATACACAGGCATGTTCGGTCAATTGGGACGGATCAACTACTAGTACATCTGGTTCACCCACTTGGGAAGAGTTTCCTTCTTTGAAACTTTCTGGAACTAAATTAAGTTCTGGTGGTGGTGGTGGTGATATAAGCCCAGCAGATTGTAAACAAAAATGTATCGAAAATTCGGCCTGCGGAGGTATTTTGACAAAGTCTGGAAAAACGTGTCATCTTTATGGTGGAGATGCGATGCCTGATCCAACGACGGCGGGGAAATGGTGGGTAAGTTACACATTAGTGAGGTAGATTTCCAGGTACCACTTGGGTCCTCTAATTTTTCAAATTATAGACCAATATAAAATGTGTTTTAATTATAGTAAACAATGGCTACTAAGTATGCTCCTTATTTGTTTTTAGCTTGTGTAGTATCATCCGGGGCTTCTTTATTTGGGTACTTATGGTTTACACAAGATAAAGAAGATCCTCTGCCTGGTCCTTCTGGTCAAGAATTACCAAAGGGACGGTACGTGAAGTTGGTCCAGACAGTTGCACAAGATACTGAATTGACTGGTCTAGACGACATAAATAAAATTATTCAATTCGCCGAACTTGAGGTGTTTGCACCAGGTAGTGCAGATAACTTGGCGCTAGGTAAGACTGGTAGTGCAAGTACAGAGAAGAGTGGTTTCCCCTTGTCCGCACTCGTAGATGGAGACTCTCTAACTTTTGCATCCACGCATGGTCGTGAGGTAGATGAATTTGATTATCTTCAGATTGATCTAGGATCAGTACAGGAAATTGAGAAGATTAAGATTAAAAACCGAGATGGTCCTGCCAGAGCCTTACGTAGGGCTATCGGCGTCAAGGCTGTGATTCTTGGTGAGGATGGCCAGACTGTTATTACGGAAACACCTGCCATTGATATTGAAGCTATCACATATACTTTCACATTTCCAGGTACCACTTGGGTCCTCTAATTTTTCAAATTATAGACCATGAAGTAGTGACCAGCCTCTTCGGGTAGGTCTTGTTGTGTAATATGATCATCGTTCGCGAAATACCATTTGTTTCGTCTCTTTACAAACCCCACATAGTGACCATCGTTTTGGTGACCCACATGAACAGCACTCGCTATGAGATTATATTCATATTTATCCATGAGTATATTCTCAATAATTTTGATATGACTCTTCCTATCAAACGAAATCATTAGGATTTGTGGAAGTTTTGAAAATAACTTTCGGGTTGTCGCAACATTGTGAACTTTACCCTCAGTATCTTCAAAATTTTCAATGACATCCCAGTCAGTACTCTTCTTTAACATTTCTTCCATGTCAGTACCATTGGAGGTGATCAAATGAACACTGAAATCCTCTTCACTTGTTGACTTACCACCGGGCCAAATCGTTTCTTGTACCTTTTTGCCATAGAACCACTTTTTGATTTCAGGTATGGTCCTCTCCAAGATGTCTATGATACACAATACAGCTTCTTGAACATCGTGTTGTTCATCAGTTTTAAACCTAGGAAACTCATTTTGAAAAAGTTTTAAGAGTGCATCGATGTTGATACGTTCTTCACCATTTGTCCAATATACTAGGACGAGGTCCATGTACATTTTAGTAAACTCAGATTCACCTTTGTATGGGTGTCTTATGAGATAGTTTGTGAGTATAGGAATATGGAGAAGACATTGGAGAGCTGTGTTAAAATAACAAGTATTTCCAAGATTTATAAAACCTCTCATTACAGTTTACGTATAAAAAACACTTAAGAGAATGACGCAAATCACAAAAGTAAGAAAACATGCACGACATCAAAGTTATCGTTGAAAAGCTATTCCCTGTACTCGGATCCCTTAAGGATGAAGAGAACATTGAAGTGGAATTACGTCTAGGAAAATACAATGGTTCTTTTTTTGATACTAATGTGGGTAAAGAAACGTTTGAACGAGTTCTCAGGGGTCTTCAAAAGTATGATAAGTGGGAAAAGACTGAAAGTTCCATTTCTGATATCTTTTACAATGAAAAAGATTCCATCCGAATCACATCCAATCAGGACACCGGGGAACAGAAGATGATCCAGAAGATTAATGTCGTCAAGGAGGACTTTTCTGGTACCCCCACTGATATGCGTTTCAGTGTGTCTCGTGAAATCCCAACTTGGGGTGAATATGAGATGGACCGTAAAAGAACAAAGATCCGACACTCATTTGTACGTAAGAATCTCAGTATTGACATGACCATTTCGTCAGGTGACAATGCTGACATGGACTCGGAAGAAGAATCTTCCTATCAAATTGAGTTTGAGATTGTGGATCCCACTAAGATATCCTCTCGCGATGAGTTTTTCAACATCGTCCACAAAGTTAATGATCTTTCTAAATTAATTTCAGTGTAATAAGTAAATGGACCCACTTACTATATTTTTTATAGTATTGGTAATAGTTTTACTTGCGGTCGGATTTTATTTTATCTTTAAAGGTGATGATGAACCATCTATAGGGCCAACCCCTGGGCCATCAGAAGGTGACACATATATAGACCCGGGTGTAACTGGGCGATATGTGAAACTGATACACACAGTAGCCTATAATGCTGACAGACCGGGCAATGATGAAGATAAACACGCAAATATAAATTTTGCTGAACTTGAAGTTTTTGATATAGATGGAAATAACCTAGCTCTTAATAAAACTGTGAGTGGTTCTTCGTTTCGTGGATCGGGACCGGGGTGGAAGTTAGTAGATGGTAGTTTTAACAACTTTGCACAAACAATTAGTCGCGATGAATCAGAAAAGGATTATATGATGGTTGATATAGGTTTAAGTACTATAAAGAAAATTAAAATTACAAATCGTAGTGCGAGTGATAGAAAGATACAAGGTGTTAAACTTTTAATTATAGATGATGATGGAAATACGATCAGACAAGAAACACCTGTAATAACTACCGTAGCGGGTACTTATACCATTACTTTTCCAGAAAATGTATGGACAACTTCATAAATTATCTCACCTTTTAATAAATGATCTACCTTATATTGGGTATCATAGCTATAGTTCTCATGTATGAAACAAGAAATACGAGTGAAGAAATTGCAGGTTCTAAACATTTTCATTTAAGCCATGGTGCCTCAAGGGATATGTATCTCAAGATGATGAGCGATGGTATGAATGAAGATGGACTCAAGAGGTTTGTATTGATGGAGGATCGTCTTCTCCAAATTGAGAAAATGTCTGTGTGCTCGGGTCTTCCCAATATAATTGAAGCTACGACATTGTCAAATATGATTAAAGATGTGTTCCCTAGATACAATTTTTCCTATCATACGATACATCTCAAACAGATCGCTGAACCACTTAAAATCGTGAACACGAGAGTAACATGTTAAACAGGTTCCACATGAGCATTTTGTGTCTAGGACTTTCCATGTCTTGGTAATTTTTTGTAATGTACATGATGAGTCCATTATCATCAGCTTCACGAGGACCGTACATCTTTTCAAGATCCGAAACACCATTTTCACTCTCTCTACCTTTTCTAATGTAATCCGCTGCGACATAGATGACTCCATCTAAAAATTCCTCGATAGCCATATCAATCCAGGAATTTTCAGTTGTACCCCAATCCCTCGTGTCAGAGTCAACAATCACACCGTGACCATATCTCTTGAGGCCGATCTCTAGACGTTCAATCAATTGTTCTCCAATTGTTTGCATTTACAAATATATGGACTTATTCCTTAAGTTTACAATGTTTCTCTTCTAGCTTTTACCCTAGGAACCGCTATAGGTTTGGCATTCTTAATATTCTTAGCGTTGTTCAACCAGGTCTTCTTATACTTGGCTAACTGTGTGATTGTTGGACTATGAACCATGATATAATTTGTGGCTTTAGTCTTGTACACATTGATCATATTACGTGGAATACCCGAGACATTGAGTGAATTCATTATGTACCTTTTCTCAAGGTCGCGTCCACGCTCCTTCTTCCACTTATTTACCATGGCCTTCTTTACGTCGTCAACATTCTTTTTAAAAGGAATACCTAACTTGTTACCACCGGACATCTTACCTAGACGAATAGTCATTTCACGGACATCATTGTTGAGGGATGGTTTGTATCGGTCCATCCATCTCTTACCGTAAAGTTTGACTATATCTTTTCGGATAGAATTTTCATCTAAACCTCTTTTCTTCATGACTTGATTAGTCCTGATCACCTTCTTTTCTTGAGCCTTTTGTTGTCTCACAACCTTCTTCGTGGGTGGAGTATTTGGCTTTGGTTTAGGGGCAATCAACATATTACGCGCGTTCTCAATCTTTTTACAAAGAGTAGCCTTGGTTTCCTTCTCATCAAGTTGTATACCGAGAATCTTGGCAACTCTGAGAAGTTCAGTCTTATCGTAGTTCATACACTTGGATTTCCCGACTTTGAATTCTTTATTTGATCCCGAGAGTTTAACATTTTTAAATGTCGTACTATTTTTGTTGAGAACCGCATTAATCTTCTTACAGAGATCTCTCTTTTTTGTACTCTTAGTGATACCCACAACACCCACCTTTTTAGCGAAATCGGTGAGTTCATCTTTAGAGAAACGTATACACTGAACACCGTTAATCTGAATATTGAGAACTGGATCACGCTTCTTCATCAAGTCCTTCTTAACAGGAGGGCGAGGTCCTGTCTTCTTCTTAGGACCCCTCTTTTTAGGTGCAGCCCTGGCACCCTTGGTGAGCTGCTTGGGAACTTCCCCAGTAACTTCAACATCGCCATTATTGTTCATAATCTTAACGAGTTCTATGGCATCATTATAAGCTACGAGCATATCAGCTGGGGTTGCT